ACCCAAGCCAACAGCAAAGCAGACCGAAGAAGTAAAGCAAGACTACACCAAAGGTATTAGATGCGGCGAGTGTGGCGGCTGGCATCATCCGAAAGTAGTCCACCTCGATTATGTAGGTCACGCTGCTTTAACAGATCGGCTTCTTGATGTTGATCCTAGCTGGCATTGGGAGCCGCTTGCTTACGATGAGAACGGACTACCCTTTGTAGACTCGGAAGGCGGGATGTGGATTCGACTGACAGTCTTGGGGGTGACTCGATTAGGTTATGGAGACGCACAGGGAAAGATCGGGGCTAACGCCAGCAAAGAGCGGATCGGAGATGCGCTGCGAAATGCTGCAATGCGATTCGGTGCAGGTCTTGAACTCTGGCATAAAGGCGTACTTCACATAGAAAAGGAAACGACATGAATCCCTCATCACAGAACTTTTGGTTACTTGCACAGCTAAAAAAGAAACGCCGGATAACTTCTCTCGACGCAATGTATGAGGCGCAGTGTATGAGGTTATCTGCGCGGGTTTATAATCTACGCTCGATGGGCCACAACATTCACACAGAGAACGTCCACCTCGATAACGGGAAGGTCATTGGGAGGTACTTCTTAAAATGATAACTCAGGGATCGCCGGAATGGTTCGCGCAGCGGCTCGGTCATGTTACCGCAAGTAAAATGAGTGATGTACTCGCAAAGGGGAAATCAGGAGAAGCCGTCACTCGCCTTAAATACAGGATGCAGATCATTGCAGAACGTATTACTGGTCGAGTATCGGAAAGTTTTTCTAGTGCGGCGATGGAGTGGGGTACAGAACAGGAGCCTTTCGCTAGGATGCGATATGCAGCCGTTACTGGGCGTATTGTAGACGAGGCAGAGTTCTATACTCATCCCACGATAAAATGGCTTGGCGCGTCACCTGATGGGCTTCTGAACGATACAGGAGGGCTATTAGAAATTAAGTGTCCTAATACCCAGACTCACTTAGGCTATTTGCTCGACAAGAAAGCCCCGGCTGCTTACATCAATCAGATGCAGACCCAGATGTGGGTAACGGGTCGGGCTTGGTGCGACTTTGTAAGTTATGACCCACGAGTGCCGGAGCATCTACAACTATTTATAGTTCGGCTGGATCGGGATGATGCTCTAATAAAGAAGATGGAAACCGAAGTGCATAAATTTTTAAGCGAAATACAAGACGCGTTAAATCAATTATTTTCAATAGAAGTAGATGATGACTTAATCCAATTGGAGAACAAAAATGTCTGATTTAAACCAATGTAGTTTCATAGGTCGGCTTGGGAAGGATGTGGAATTGCGCGTCACGCCAGCGGGGGATTCTATAGCAAATTTCTCAATTGCTTGTGATTGGAAAACCAAAAAGTCTGAAGGGGTTGAGTGGGTCAACATATCAGTCTTTGGGAAGTTGGCGGAACTTTGCGGTCAGTACATTGGCAAAGGATCGCAGGTCTTTGTACAAGGGCGAATGAAAACGGACAAGTATGAGGACAAGTCTGGTGTAACGAAATACTCTACCAAGATCGCGGCTGATACAGTGCAGTTTTTGGGAGGGAAGGCAAAAGAGACGGATAACGTAGTGCCAATAAAGACTCAAAAAGTTACCGACCCATACTCCACGCCGTTTGACGATATGCCTTCGGATTTGCCATTCTGATATATAATGAAATGGTCGTAATCTGGTAGTTGCGACACCTCCATCAAAGCAGCAAAGGGAAAGGGGGCTACGAGAGATCGTGGCCCTTTTTTTCGTCTGTAAATATAGTTGACAACTCTAATACTTCTCTATAATATCTCTACATCAGGTTCATTTTGAGTCTGACTACAGGAGATGCAAAATGACTACATTAAAACAACTTCGCGATGCAGTTAGTTTAGAAGGCATTAACAAAATAAGCGAAATAGCGATGTCAGCAGAGGGTAACGCTAGTGATACTCTAATAGAGAAAGGATGTGTAAAGGGAAACATCAGTTGGGGTGGCCCGTTCGATTACCACCCAGAATTTGTTGGATATTGGATTGGCTCAATAAGAAGTATTTTAAGTTCAGATACACATTCAGACGAGGTAGTCGAATACTTTGCTTCAATCGGAGTGTCAGCATGAGTAAATATGACGAGTTCTTCCCGCGCCAAAAGCGACCACCATTCGAGCCGACACCGTGGTTTATAATCGCACTGATAGTAGTGGCGGTTGCTTTTACCTCATACATCTCTCAATCTTGTTAGGAGCATAGAATGGACATCGGAAAAATATTAAATCAGTCTACAACTGACTATCAGGTATCAATGGCCCGGCTTGTTCTGTCATACAGCCGAGCCGATGAAGCGACTCAAAAACAGCTATTGGAATCGTATATAGCAATAATCAAAGAATATGAGGATGCGAGAGAGGACGATAAAAGCGACGAGAGAGACTTATCTGAGTTAGATCAAGATCAGCTAGAGGAGATGTGGGCAAAGGAAGATGATTTAGAGCGAGACGATGACGAATTGGGCATTGACGAGATAATGGACGATCCACGCTACGGACAGGCAGAACCATTAAACAGAGGTGACTTCTAATGAGTACAAGAGAAGAACTAGAAAATGCAATTGAGAAAGCTAAGGCTGATTGGAATGTTAATACTCATTCTGCTGCCGATGCTGCTTGGGATGCTTTGGATACTGCGTGGAAGGCTTTGAAGGTCTACGACAAGGAGAACACATACAAGAATATGTTTGAGCAGTCGGTACTGGCTCTCGCTGCGATTGATGACGCGCTGGGAATAGGTGATGACGGATGCAGCGATACCGAAAACACGTTATATGCAATAGCAGAATTGAAAGCGGCGGCAGCACGAGGCGGGGCGTTAACTCTTTCGGTTATGTCTGACAATGTTGGGAAAGGATAAGAACACATGAACTCTAACTACGATAGCAGCCCTAGAACGTCACGAGAAGGCGCAGAACGCAGTAAGAACTATGATGGGTACTTACCCTACTTGAACGCGCCGAGAGGACTAGGGCGCGGATATATCTCCGGTAGTTGGGATGATGATGATAGGCGGCTCGTGCTATGGATTAAAGTGGCTTTCGTAGCATCCGTTGGCGGTCTAATATGTGTCATAGCTGCGGTGGTTATATGAGATATAATACTGCTGTATTTACTACATTACAGAGGACTTGAATGGCGAACGCAGCGGTAAAAATACGAGCAATACTACGAGATCATGTTGGCGAGATAACGCTGGCCCAGATCGCAGAAAAGACTGCTTTAAAGTCTAACGAAATCTCTATGGTTATGTGCTACCTGCTAAAGCAGCGGTACGTCACCCGCGTTAGGATCAAGTCGGATGAGATCAAAGGACGAAAAGAGGTCTGGTCATATACCTATCATCGCGTCAGAATGTCAGTACCAGCAGTAAAAGCAGGGGCTATTGAGGGATTCGTAAATGCAGGTTGAACAGATCGGCATTGAGACATTAATCCCATACGCAAATAACGCCCGGACTCATTCTGAAGCGCAGGTCGCTCAGATCGCGGCAAGTATTAGGGAGTTCGGCTTTAACAATCCTGTTCTAATAGACGAGCAGTCGAGCATCATAGCAGGCCACGGGAGGGTCTTGGCTGCGCGGAAACTTGAATTGGATAGTGTCCCGTGTATTAGGCTTAATCACCTTTCAGAGACGCAAAGAAGGGCTTATATCATCGCAGATAATAAGATCGCTATGAACGCTGGATGGGATGAGGAACTTCTAGCCCTAGAGTTAACCGAACTGACGGAATTTGGGGTCAATATGGACTTGACGGGATTTACGGTTGATGAAATAGCGGAACTAAACCCAAAGATAACCGAGGGGTTAACGGACGAGGACGCTGTACCTGAGGTGCCAGAGACTCCGATCACTAAGCTAGGAGATGTTTGGTTGTTGGGTAAGCATCGCGTCATGTGTGGGGATAGCACCAGCATTGATGCGGTTGAGAAGCTGATGAATGGGCAAAAAGCTGATATGGTATTTACATCGCCACCATATAACGCAGATACAAAAGCTGGTCAGGGAGATATATTTAATGGTAAGAAAAGCGTTAAATTATACTCAGAAGGATATTCGGATAAACTTCCATCGTGTGATTATGTACATTTTGCCGCTTCTGTATTGGAAATATGTTTCGCAGTAACTGACGGCTTTATTTTTTGGAATGTAAGTTATAACGCCAAATCAAGATTTGAATATATACAGCAAATATCTGGGAGACTGCCTTATCTAGTAGAGCAAATTTGCTGGAAAAAAAGCAGCACTATCCCATTCAAAGGTTCCTTAATGCGCGATTGGGAACCAATTTACGTTTTGTCGACTAATAAACAAAGCCTTAATACTAAAAATGTCATTAGCAATTTCTGGCAAGTAAGCAACACAAACGCGCAGCAAGAAAATCATAAGGCTTGCTTCCCGGTTGAATTGCCGGAAAAGGGAATTGCTTTAGTTAATGTCAACTCGGGAGTTATATTTGAGCCTTTTTGTGGAAGCGGGACAACTGTAATTGCCGCAGAAAAAACAGAAAGGAATTGCTATGGAATGGAACTAGACCCTAAATACTGCGATGTAATCGTCAGGCGCTGGCAAGAGTTCACGGGCAAGAAGGCTACGCTAGAGGCTACGGGCTTGGAATTTGAACTGTCCTGAGTGCCAGATAGCAGAGAAGAACCCTAACTCTGGCTTATACCAATTCAATTGCCGCAACTGTCGAGAACGATTAATATCGAAGGAACGCTGCAAAGAAGCGAGAAAGGAACTGGTAGCACGATTCCGAACCTATGGTATTAATGAGGTGCAAGATGGGGGCTGCAAGTGCAAGATATTTTGTTATCGACAGAGAATGGTAGATGGACGAAGCTGATATAGGGAATGACCAAGCGCAACAACGGCTTGACATATTGATTAAACAGGCTAGGAAGCCGCTGGCGAAGGGTGAACCCGGAGAGTGTACTCTATGTGGGGAGTACAGTGGACGCCTTATTGAGTCCGTATGTGCGCCGTGTAGGGATCGTTATAAACTGAGGTAGATATGCCAATCAGAAATGATAAAGACGGGTGGTATTGGGGCAGCAAAGGCCCATTCCCTACCAAACAGAAAGCCCTTCAAGTAGCAGCCGCAGCACACGCCAGCGGATTTAAGGAGACTAAGATGGATTACACGCCACAACATTTCGTTCTAACAATGCTGCATAGTGTCACCAATGCTCATATCCTTCACCTTCAGTCTCGCTCATACTCTGAACACGTTGCTCTAGGCGCGTACTATGAGGAGATGGGAGAGTTAGTCGATAGCTTTGTAGAG